GCTGTAGCTGACACCGCAATCTGATATGAATTCCCTGCAACATGTACGCGGTCTTTCCCAACAACAGTCTTTGCTTTTGGTAACTTTCCGGCATCTATGATGTTGCCATTTGATAGATTTAGAACCAAGTGGTCGTCAGGAGCAACTTCAGCACCAACAACACTTATACCATCTTGCCCCCGTTTCCCTACTTTTCCGTTGAGTCCGTCTTTCCCATCCGTTCCATCTTTTCCGTCTTTCCCTGCCTTCCCGTCGTGTCCATCGCGGCCATCCTTGCCGTCTTTGCCTGGATCGCCTTTGTCGCCTTGCTCACCCTTTTGCAACTGCCTGTCTTCGAGAAAGTTGATGCGCTTGTCGTAGACTTCCATCATCTTGCCGATAAACAGCGAAATGACAGATAGCTTTACCTCTGTCGAGGCATTAGGCTTCAGGAGGGCAACAATTTTTTCTTTCATTGTAGCTACTGTATCGCTTGAGATGCCGCAGTAATGTAGTCGCTATCCTGCTGCTTCTCTTTCCTCTTGGCGTCGACTTGCATACGCGCAATGCGCTCGTTCGATTCGATGTCCTTGTTCTTCAACATCAGATTGGCGATCTCCATGCGCTGCGTGAAGTCCTGCCCTTCGTTTTCCTCATTCAGATTGTTACTGATAGCCGCAATGATTCGCGCCTTAGCAACGTCGGGGGCAATCTGCGCCTCAACCGTTGTCTTCTGCGCTTCGGCTTGCGTTTTCTGTACTTCGGCCTGTTTGAGCGCCATATCCAGTTGTCCTGCCTGCATCTGCATTTGCTGCTGCTGCGGATTCGGCTGCGACATCTGCTTCATCTGCTCAATCATCGACTCGCGGTCGGAAACGCCGGAGTTCTTGAGGATGCCTTGCATCAGGATAGGCGTCAGCGGCGACTGTGCGCCGAGCGTCTGGATCAGGAATGCCAACTGCTTAGTTTCATGCTCACGCGCAATGATTCCGAGCATTGCTGTCGGAACAAACGTCATGTCGGTCGACGGATACCGCTCAGGATCGAACTGCATGTATCGCCACGCGGCCTTGTAGATGAACGGAATCAGGAAATCCTCTTGGAAATTGACCAAGGTACGCTTGTACTTCTTGATGAGCGTTGCCGTCGCCATGTCCATTCCAACATCACGCGCAACATTGGTAACGGCACCATTGGAGTCAATCGTCGCAGCCGCCATCAGCAACATGCGCTCGAACTCTTTGGAAGTCTCCATCGCTGCGCCGTCCGTGGTGCCAAACTTGAACGGCATCAGTATTTCAGACGGTGCGCCATTGGTCAGCAGCGCCTTGCCTGGCTGCACTTGGAACTTTGCCCCACGAGGCCAGCGAGTTGCATCAATGGCAACCATCGGGGCAGAAGTGAGTGCTAACCCATCCATGTGGCAACGCATCGAACCGTCAATGGCGCGCTGCATGTTGTCGGCCTTCTCTGCCGTACCGCGACCAAGCAGGCGATTCGGCATGGTATCGGCCTGATAGCTGATAACCGGCCTGTCCTTCATCATGTACGGCGATTCTTCGGCTTTCAGGATCATTCCGTCATTGGCAATGATGACTACCGCCTCAACCATGTCGGCGTAGTCCTCCATTTCATCGCCGAGCAGGTTTTCGTATTCTTCTTCGTCGCCGGTCAGGTACTCACGCGGAACCAAACCGTACCAAGTCAGCAGTTTTACCTTGTCATCGCGGAAATCTGCCTCTTGTTGCGTCGGCTCAAGGCTGTTGCCGTCGTGCATCGACGTAATATCGACGTTCCGGTACTTACCGTCAGCAATGCCCTTGGCAATCTTGTGCGTCGAGACATACCGCTCGATGGCAACGCCCAAGGAGTCGTCAATGGAGTCGCTATTCGGGTCAAATAGGAAGTTTTTTGGCGATACCGGAACCAACTTGACGCAGACGTACTCTTTTTCGCCAGTTCCATAGGCTGTTTGCATCGCATCGACCGGAACCTGCATCGGATACGGCTTGATCTTCTTCTCGACCACGATTTCACCGATTCCGGTGCCGTAAATCTCGCCCATGAGCGTGATCTGGTCGATACTTTTGCGGATTTTGTTCTGCCTGAAGTCCTCGTAGAGTTGCTTTTTCAGCTTTTCGATGTCCAGCGACCCATTCTTGTCGGCGAGGTCATCTTCAATGTCGAAAAACTCACCCTGGCCGAAGATCGCTTCCATGATTTCAGCATGGCGTGTCTCAATGGCTTGCTGCGTTGCCGGGGAAATCAACCTAGACCGCTCGGAGCCGCGTTCCTTGTCGGCTTCTTCCCATATCCCACGGAAGATGCGCTCGTATCTGTCCCACTTGTCGGCGTAGTTCTGGTCGCGGTAGTCGCGCCAGCGGTCGGTATGCCCAACAATGAACTTCAGCAATTCCTTGTCGGCGGCGGTTTCCTTGTAGAACGTGGATGATTCCTCGCTCTCAGCGCCGAGTTGCTCGGCTTCCTTGTCTTCGCGGGTAATCATGGGTCAATTACTTCTTTTTCGGCGGCATCTTGCCGCGTTTATGTGGTTTGCTGCAAGCCATAACATTCTCCCGCTAAAGTGGGCGCTAACTTACCCGAAAATCGCCTGCAAGTCAATGCGCCACACTCAAATGCCCGCCACAAGGTCGACGGGTTCCCATTCTTCTTCCTCCGCGTTTTTGTTGCCGTAGATCACTTGCGCCAAGTGCGCGACCATTGCGGTTGCGTCCAAAAGGTCATCGTGCACCTTCTGCGATGGGAATCCCATCATCTCCCGCTTCAACTCGGCCCAATCCTCGTCAACGTTGAACGTGATGCGCCCATGCTCCATCAATCCCTGCAAGGCATACACAATCCGATCCACCTTGTTGCTACCGGAAGTCGCAATGTCCTCTATGTGGGCATAGACATTGTTCTTCCGCATCAAGTCCGTCAAATACGGCATGATCGCCCGTCGCAGCGAACCCTTCTCGATGCCTACGCATACCGGTTTGTGTGTCCGCACCGCAAGCAATATCCGCGTCGCCGTTTCCCGCACATCCCACCGTCCGTGGTGTATCGCCTGCACCCACCACTTGCCGTCATCATAGACGCGCACAATCGCAATCGCCGTGTAGTCCAGGTACTTCTTCTTCTTGTCGTCAATCCCCAACTTCGCCACATCCTCAAAGCCTGCTGGATCAACCGCAATGTACGTCGAATACTCTTTTCCTGATGGGGCCGGCGAAGTCTTGAACCACTCCATCTTGAATACGTTGGCACCCATCGTCACCCACTCGGCCTCGTATTCCTGCAAATAGGCCAGCGTTGATAGCGTCCTCTTGGCCGCTTCAACTTCCTTCGGGTCGATCAGTTCATTGTCAATGGTCTTGAACAGCCACGACTTCCACTCGGGGTCTTCACCGCTCATCCCGTGGTCAAACATTTCGCGGAATGACTCCGCATCCAACATCGGCGTCCCAATGAACAGCGCCGTTCCCTTCATGTCGCTCAATGCCGGTCGAACAACGTACTCCCAGGTCTTGTCTTTTGTCGACTGAAACTCGTCCAGCGTCACATGGTACAACTTGATACCCCGCAGACTGTCCGGGTTGTCACTCCCTCGCACGCATATCTTCACCCCATTCACCAACTTGATCTCGCCGTTATTCACATTGCTGCTCACCACCACCGGCTGCGCCAAATACAGCAACGTGTCCCAATGCAGATTCCTCGCCATCCCGAACGTCGGCGCAATCAACATCACACTCGCCGACACATCCTTACATTCCAGCGCCTTGATGATGCTCTGCACGATGGCGAATCTCGTCTTCCCCAATCGCCGCCCTGCACAGATCACCTTGAACCGTGTCTTGTCCTGCAAGACCTCCTCCTGCCACCTCAGCAAATCCATCCTCAACTCGGAGGCCATCTATACCTCCTCCACCGTCGATACCTGCATTGGTTCAGGTATCTGCTCGCCCACCACATCAGCAATCTGCCGGTACGGACTCTCTACCCTTCCAATCACTATCGTTATGTTCC